TCATAGTCACCTGAAAGTTTTATAGTTACAATGCGTTCACTAGTAATAGCCATTTTATCAATCTCTCATCATGAAATCTTCAATCGATTCACCGGGTTTCATTTTCTTAGGTGAGGTTCTTTCACCTTTTTCATCATTAGAACCCTTAAATCTTTCTTTCGTTTTATCATCTTTATTAACTACCAACCTTTTGGCTCCCGATAAAGCCTTTGTACGATTTTCTCGGATGATTGGTAATAATAATGACTTCGCAACAGATAAGTACGCGCTACCAATTTTATTTACTGAGTCCTTAGAAAATTTAGTATCCTTAGATTTAGCCCACAAATTTCTTAGAATTGTCTGAGTTCGAGTATCAGAACCAATTTGTTTATGTAATTGCTCAACACAATCTCCAATCGCCTTAGATTTAACATAATCAGACATTTCATCTTTAGGATCAATTGCAGACGAAATTACTGATTTAAGACGATTATCAACTCTTACAACTAATTCATTTCGCGCGTCCACAAATCTCTCTTGTAAGTATTCATTTCGTTCGCGTTCGATTTCACTATCTTTTTCAGTTTTAGCTTTAGCTAATCTATTTGGTTCACTAAAAGTAGCATTACCAAATAAATACTTATGGAATAATTCCGCTGCTGCCATTAATTGATCATCATTAGAATCTTTGGCAGTTTGCACCATAGTTTTGACAGTTTGCTTATATAAATTATTCAGAACATGTTGAAATGCATTCTGATCTACTTTATATAAAGAAGATAAATATTCATCAGCAATCTTATTTAATGCTTCACTATCACGTTCTTTAACAGTTTTTAGAAGAGACTCAATATCTCCATCAAGTATTGAACTTTCAATTTCTTTAAATTCTCTTAAGTTTTCAACTGCTTCCTTAGCTTCTTTAATCGTTGGGAATACTTCTGTATATCCCTGTTCACGATACATTGCGCGTTCAAGAGCAGGAAACTTTTTAAATAAATCAGGATAAGTCTTTAAAATATCCTTACGTCGCGCTGGGAGAAGAAGTTTTAATTCATCTTCATCCTCATCAAGTTTTTCTAAATCTTCTAGTTCATCTTTATCATCATCTTCATCTTCATCAAGTTTTTCTTCTTCATCTTCTTCAGATTTCTTTTCTTTAGGTTCTTTCTTATCTTTCTTTTCATCTTCCTTAATATCAGGAATATCTAAATCTTTTTCTTCTTTAATTGGTTCATCAGTATCAAGTTCATTAAGTTTAGCTAAGACATCATTCTCAGTTAAATCCGGTTTTGGAGTTATAACAACATCATCAGGCATTTGCTTGTTCCTTAGGTTTTTGCTCAGGTTTATTTGCATCATTTGGCATCTGACTTTGCTGAGCATTCATTGTCATTAATGCCTGAGTTACTTGAATATGCCTACTACCATGTAGAAGAACATTTTTATAACCAGGAGGATTTTCTATCTTAGCTAATCTACCTGCTAAACTTACTGCCCATTTTCTAACTGTATCTGCTTGTAATTCATTATCATCAACTTGTGGATCAATATCAATAGATGGTGCTAAAACTGGTTGACCCGTTTCATCTATTTCACCAGTTTCAATAGGTTCAGCTTCTAATAACATTCTAATTTCTTCAAGTTGCTTTTCTCTATCATCTTCACCAGGAATTACAGCAGATTGCATACCTAACGCATCCTTCATCATCTGTATATTTTCAGGATCAATCATTGCTTCAATTAATCCCGGATGATTAGTCTGAAGAATCTGCATTATTGTATCTTTCATTTGCGCGGGATTAATTGGAATTTGATCACTTGCATCTAATTCAACATGACCAATTTTACCACGCAATTGACTAACACGAACGAATGTATTTATGAAATTTCCATTCTTATCTTTTTCAACTAGCCTTTCATCTTCAGCTACATTCTTAATATAGGCTGGAATAACTTTAGCAAATATAGTTTTCCACCAAATACAAAGCATCTTCCAAGTATTCTGAAGTCTTTGTAATGCTTGAGCGCGCGACATTGAATATTCAGCAGCAGTTTTACTACCTGCCATTTCACCGCCAAATAAACTTGGAATTGCGCCACTAACTAATTGTCCTAACTCCTGAACCTTATTTCCAAATGGTAATATTTCTGCACTAAATGTTGTTGTAGTTAAATTATAAAATGCATCACTAACTGTTTTACCAGATTTAGGAATTACAGGTATCATTTCACCAGGATTTACTTCACGATTAGCATAAGCATTTGCATCTAATACTCCAGCATCAAACATCGTTGTAGAAATACCGTGTTCCATCGTTTGTAATGCTAAAGAGATTAAATCATTAGTTATATCTTGAACAGAAGTTAGCAAGTTACCTAACGGATCATGGTGCATGTAATCTGATAATGGATTATTACTTAATGTCCATACATCATCTAATGACTCATCTTCACATTCAGCAAATAAATCATTTACCCAAATACAATGTACGCCGGATGGAAACTTCTTTTTCCACCAATCTACTTTATCAACTGGTAAAATGTTGAAAGCGGAAGTACGAAACCAATAATGCGCGCAAGCTACAGTATTCTCTGGATAAGTTCCATTATATTGAGTACTTAAACGTGCCCATTGCTCATAAACATCATCATATGAACCACCTTTAAGACCACCAGCAGAATTAACTAGTTTATCATGAAGTTCTGGATAATCTTCAATAGCAATTCCATAATGCTTATCTTCAATTAGTCTTAAGTATGGTGTTTCTCTTTGAGATTTAGCATAATTAGCTATCTTAACAAATAGACCACCATAAGTTTTAATACACTGACGTGATTTAGGTTCTTTAGTAACTCCATCTAAACGAGTAACAAATACCTTTTCACGTTTTAATTCAGGTACAACTTCAAATCCACACTGTAAACAAATTGGTAATGGTGGAGATTCTAAATCATATCCATCTTCTAAATCATCAGTAATTGGCATTCCACAAAATGGACAATTCTTAGTATCTACTTCTTCTTCATATTGTTTATAAGAAGATTTATCTGTTTCACCATAAGATTTATCAGAATGATTGTAATTATAAGATGCGATTAATCCTTCAGTACAAAAAATATAAAGTGCATGTAACCATAATAGATGTGCATCATTATGACGATAAACTAATTTAGATATTGTATTACCAGCTTTAGCTGTTTCTAAATCATCAGGATTATCTGCATCATCAGGATAACAAACAACAGCAGGAACAATAACTGAAAGAGCAGCAATGATTGATTCTAAATAAGCGCGAAAGACATTAACTCTTTTATCATAATAGTCTTGATAAGAATCATCTTCTAACATTCCTAAATCAACAACGCGCCAATCATGTGCAACTTCATTCCAATAAATATTGTTTAAACCTTCCCAATAAAACTTTAACTTTTTCCAAGTACGAATTTGTCTTTCACGAACAGACTTATCCTCATTATCAAAATGTTCACATATTAAACGTAATTCCTTACGTTTATCTTCAGGTAGTTGATCCATTAGTAACCAGAATTAAATTTATTCATTAAAGACGCGCGAGTTCCAATTGCGCGCTTTTTAACCGAATTCTCCATATTTGGATTCTGATTCATTACCGATTCAAATGAAGGAGCTAATAAGCTACTAGGATCAATTCTTTCCTTAGGACCAGCAAATCCCATTGGATTAGAATTTGCTACGGGATTAGCACCAAATGGCATACCCATAGATTCCATAGCACCAATTGGCATATTAGGTTTAATACCAGCTCCTACTTGATTATTTTCCATCATTGGTGGTATTGGAGCTAATCCAGGTTGAATACCACGTAGCATACGTTGACGAACATCATTTTTAGCCATTTAATTAACTCCGATTTCGGATTCTAATTTTTCTACTTCATTAGTTCTTAATTCGTTAGCTTGATTAATTTTATTAGTTCTTAATCTATGAGCTTCTTCAGCAGATTCACGAGTTAATTTATCAGCTAATTCATTCATTCTCATCTTGCGCGCTAATGGTTTAAAATCATTAGTTACAGTTTGATTAATAATTTCGGGTGGTTTAGTTACATCTACAAGAGCTTGAGTTAAACGTCCAATTTCTAATCGTGCTGATGCAAGAAGTTCTCTATATTCTTCTATAACTAGATTACGTTCACGTTGATATTTCTCATTGGCTTCAAACTTACATTCAACACAATGAGGATTAATAAAATGATGCCACCAAATCTTAATTTTATCTACCATCATCATTTATCTTTCGATTGAATCCAATTCTACGAAAATAATAAGAACCATAATGATCATAAATTTTTATTCTAGGTATAATTTCTTCATAACTAACTTCAGGAATAACAAACAATTCTTTATCAGTATTATTATCTTCAAGTTTTATTAATTTCTTAGGTATATCTTCTACCATGATGAAATCTACGTATTGGTTTCATACTTACTGTATTATCTAATTTCTTACTCTCTCTATAAAACGCTGTCATATCACCAGTTTTACGTAACATTTCATCTAATTTATTTCTATCATCTAACTTCTTCTTTTCATTTACTGCTTCATTAAAATAACGATCAGCAGCATCTATTAAATATCTTCCTGAATCATATGGATCATCACCAGGAAATTCTGCTACGTCTTGAGTATGAACTTTATCATAAACGCAAGATTTAATAGCATTTATAAATAACTTATTAATGTTAAATGTTAAGAATTTTGGTATATTAATTTCTTCTTTAATAGGTCTAAACGAATCTAAATAAGATTGATATTCTTCTACTCCTCTATTTCTTAACAACCACATTGCTTGTTCGTCATTATAAATGCGCGACGTTAATGATGGAATATACTTAGGCTTCCACCTAAAGTATTCATGCATTAACATCTTACCAGCAATTCTACTACCAGGATCATTATTAGTTAATTCAACTGGTCTACCTAATCCTTTTTCAACTTCAGATTGAACTGTATGTTCTTGTCCGCGTTTTTGTGAAGCTGATTTACAAAGTTTAATAATACGTGGATTTTCTACATCAGCCCATTCTTTAACTTCTGCTGTCCAATCAGCAATTTTAGTTTTCTGCCAACCTTTTTCTTTATAAAGAACTATTCTTTCATCTGGAGTGACCGCGCCACATGCTATATAATTTATTGCTGGCGGCGCGTATCCCCAATCTATAGAATAAATCTTAGGCCAAAATAATGGAATATCAAATGGTTCAATTACATGCAATGCATTTTCAGGTTCATCAGGATAAGTTTTATCCCTAAATTCATCAAATACTGAACCTTCATATGCTGACCAATTACCATAAAGTTTAGCTTGCTTTTCAGCTTCAGGTAAAGACTCTAACTGATTTAAATACTGCTGACTAACATAAGGATTATCTTTAACCGTTGCTGGAATAAATATTCTTTTAACTCCAGCCTTATTAGTTAATACCTTTAATCCTTCTGGACATGGGTCAATAAAACGTGCGCGAACCCAATTATGTCCGATATTACCAGGATTACTCGCAGAACGAACTATTGCAGGTAATCCACTATCAGTCGCAGCACGAACTCGTTGTAATGTTATATATAAATATTGCCATTCAGTAAATGATGTTAACTCATCAAATGCAACGTAATTAGGCTGCATTGAATCGTAGTTATGTACATCTTCTTCATCTTCACAATGACCAAAAAAGAAAAGCGCACCAGATGGAAACGTCCAACATTTATCTTGTTTATTATAAGTTCCACCAATAGTTGGATGTTCGAAAAATAATCTGCTGCGTGGTATTACTTCATTCTTTAGTTCAGGAAATGTACGTCTTAAAAATAACCCCTTAAAATTGCTTCGTAAATAAAACTTATGTACTAAAATATATGCAAGCAATACGTGAGTTTTACCTGCATTAACAGCACCCGCATAAAATCCCTCTAATATATCATAGGGTAATTCTAGAAACTTAGCTTGTTTAGGTGTAGGTTTCCATTCATTGAATTCTGCTGATTCGTTAATTTCAATGATTGGTTCCATAATTATAATTGATTAATTAAAACATCTATTTTATCACGAATAATTATTAGTTCCTGTTTAATATTAATTGGAACCGGCGTAGTTCCCTCAGTTACCCATTGGCTAAAATCATCAGGTTCAGGTGTATCAAATCCTTGAAGCGCACACAATATTTTTTGACTATTAGATGCAATAAATGGATAACGATTAACAAACGAATTCCAAAATAACTTCTGACCATTAGCTTTAATTAGAACCGCGCCGCTATTAGTAAACTTATCTGTTTGCGCGATTACATTACCAAACTTATCAAACATTGGGAGAAGAACGTCTACTCCACCAATATTTGTAATTGGTAAACCTAAACTCATTATTGGAATATTATTTACATCAACATAGTTAATTCCTACAGATGAATACATCGTTCTATGAAAACGTAAGAATGTTCCAGATTCATTATAAACTTTTAAATTTGTTTCAGGTTCTTTTCCAGGTATTTCTATAAAACTATCTTGAACAAATATTTCTCCTGTTGGTCCTATTGCACAAGACCAATTACCAATAGTTAATCCTAATTCAAGTTTACTTCCGTCTTGTTTAACTAATAAAGCAAAATCAATATTAGTAGTTTTTGGAAACTTACAAACTGATATAAGTCCATTAATACCAAATCCAAGGCGCGCAAATAGACCAATATCAGGAAGGGTTATTGGAGAATCATTATTAAATAATAATTCATTTCCAATAATCTTAACCTTGGCTAATATTTCATTCTTTTCTGCTACATCACGATGGATATATGGCATTTAATTAGTTACCATTAACTATCTGTTCCATCAGCAATTCGTTGTTCTTTAGATTTAAGAACATTCAATCTATCCTGAAGTTCAATTAACTTATCTTTATCTTCAGGACTTAATGAAGTTTTAGTAATAATAAAACCAATCAATCCTTCTAAAACTTCTATAAGAATTTTTAATTCCTTATCTGATAAAGCCATATTAGAACTTTGTAATTTACTGAATGACCATTTCAGGATAAGAATAATAAGGCGTTTCTTCATGGCTAATCTTATTATAAAGATCGGTTACGAAAGCAATTGCTGATTGAAGTTTACCAATCAACTTATCTTTATCAGTTCCATTAGGAATCTGAGAAGCAAATATATTAATACCAATAAGTAATGATTGAGAAAGTTTAGTTAAATGCGCAGCTAAATCTCTACATTCACCAGATGCTAAACAACCGCGCAATCCTTCAGTAGCTTCAATAGCTGGTAACATTACTGATTTAGCAAAGGATTGCCTTTGAGTTTTATCAAATGATTTATCAGCAAGATCAGATATTTCTTCAAGTAATGAAGTAATTTTAGTAGCTATAGGAATAGTATTATGTCTGAAAGTAGCGCAAGATATGGAAAAAATAATAATAAGTATTAAAATTATTTTCCCCATACACCACCATTAAAATTAAATACTGCTACTCCAAACCAACGAAACCATGCTGAAATAGAAAACTTACCAAACTTAGATTCTTCTTGAATACATTGTCTAAATCTTTTATCAGTCGCGCGCTTTGTTACAGTTTCACCTTTAAAATTTTTACCAGTCCGATAAGCAATATCATGTTCAAAGCAACAAATCTGATTCCAATCTACTGACTTAGAACAACCATCACTACCAATATCAAAACATTGCTTTCTAATTTCTGTACGTTCTTCAGGTGTTAGTTTCACGATTTAAGAATGCCTTGTAAATCAAATCCTAAGAATGCAAGAACCCATGCAATTACTAGAACAACCGCGGCAACTGTTAGTGCAGTCTTTAACTTAGATGGCATTCCTTCAATTAACCAAATTGCTACACCAATTAATGCTGCAATAACTAAGAGTATAAGATTCATTTCTTTCCTCCTGGTAATGGTGAACTATCATACTTACCAGATAACCACAAGATAACTACAGCACCAGCTTGAATATATTTAGACCATTCACCAACATAAGTATCTAATGGAACAAATCCTGATGCAACTAAAAGTGCGCCCATAGATAACCGACCCCAAAACCAAATTAAACTATCTCTAGTAACTTTCCAATCAATAAGTTTATTTGTTAATGGCGCGGTTGCTATTTCTTCTAATTGGCTCATTAGTGACCAGTCCTTATTAGTTCTTGTGGTTTAATATAAGTTTGTCTATCTAAAAGAATTCCAACATTCTTATCTATTGCATCTACTTTAACATTATAAGTAGCAACACCTTGTCTTAATTCCCCAAACGCGCGCTCTAATACTTCAAGCCGATTAGTATACTTACCAATTTGAAATGAAATTCTTAAAATAGTAACAAGAATACCACCACCAAGAATTAATCCAATTATTTGAAGTACAGTTTCATTCATGTTAACTAATTCGTCTTAATGGAAATGAATAAGTACGACTTTTACCAAATCCATTCTTGATTAATTTCTTTTCATCACATAAGTTCTGAACTAATTTACTAGCAGTATTCATTCCTATTCCCATATCAAATGCTATTTCATGAATAGTAATATCTTGGTCTTTATGAATTAACTCTAGAATTCTATTCTTTGCATAATCTAAATCAATAAACCCACTAGTTGACTTACAAACTTCTTTTTTTATAGTTGCAATTAATCCGGCTTCCTGCGCCATTGTTTCCATTGCAGCAGCCAAATTATGCGCACCCATTTCTTGTGCAAGATTAATTGCTTTTTGAAAACGCTCAGAATAAACCTTATTTGTTTTTAATATAAGTAAACGCAATTCCTCATTAGTCAGCATCTACATTTCTTTAAAAGTTTAACAATCCAGCCCCAAGGATTATTCGGATATTTACAGGGGCACTTGGAGGGTTTGCAATGCGATAAGTATATGATGTACTAAGACTTGAAGGTAATCTAGTACCATCAGATAATATTTCTGCTGATGTAAATGCTATAGTCCAGGTACCTACAGTTTTATTTGGTAAGGGGGTATTACAAGCAAATGGAGAAGTTGTACCAGAACACGTAACTGGAACTACTATTTGCGCGCCAGCGTTAATTGAAACTTTATATTCAAATGCTTGTGCAACAAATAAACTTGGCGCGGCTTGATCAAATTCTGCAAGACAATTAGCTGCTTGTAAAGTTGATATTGTTTGAATCTGAGCTGCATCAGTACTAGTATTTAATACTAATGCAAATAAAACTCCGAGAAATAATGCTTTCATTTAATTCTCCTAAGTTATTGCAAGTATCTTTATTGTATCATTAATAGTTCCAACAACAAAGAAATCATCTAATGATACAACACCTAATGAAATTTCTATAGGAACACCAGGAATAGTTGCAGGAGGAATTTCTATACGGAATCCATAATCAGTCGAACTTACTGTACGTTGATTACCACCAACATAAATTATTCCAGCATTACCACCACCGGCTTGCAATGATAAATACCTTAATAAATCACCAGCCTTAGGGGTACCAACTACTGCACTTAATCCAGTAGATAATCTTTGTGGTGTAGCAGAAGCAGCAATTGTAACTGTAAAATGGTTTACCATAATTATCTACTTATCAAGTTAATTATCTACCTCAACAACTTCGTATTTCTCTATGGATTTTTGTGGTGGGGCATAAACAACAAAATTGGCTTGAATTCCATTATTAACATTTCGATTCTTTTCTTCCATGTCAGCAATAATAGAACTCATATTTTTAGCAAGAACTGACATTTCATTGGCGCGCAATTCAGATATTCGATCTTCTGTGATATGATCTAATGTTTTAATTAACGTGCGCGACGCTTTACGAGTAATTACATTTCGCGCGTTCTTAACAAAGCGCGCAAGTTTTGTATTAGTTTTATCATTAGTTCCATTCTTGCCATTTGAATAGGCGTTAATACTTGATGTAGAAGTCTTAAATGATTCTTTTATGTCATTATCACTATCACCATTAATTTTACATTCAGCAATTATCTGACGTATAGTTTCAGGCTTATTAATATCACCTTCATTTCTTCCACTTGTAGGTAGTTCTTTAACTACTGATTTATTTTCATCTACATTATTACCTTTAATCAGTTCTTTCTCAAATTCTTCATCAGATAAAATACCTAAAGGCATTTGATAATCCTATAACTTGTTCCAGATTTCAGTCTATATCTAGTATGCCACCGTCTTTATACCACAAGTAACGGGCCATGTCAAATGGTATGTCAATTCGGACACGCGCTAGGATGGTCTTATTTCAAGCCACAATTGAATATAGGCCAACTTCGGAGCTGAGATGACTCCCAATATCCTCCGGCCCACCTTCGTTGATTCTAGGGCAAGTCTGAAATCCCATGAATATTTATTATTTTATTTTGACTTTATTAAAATTTAGGAATAATTTTTATTTTTTGTAAAAATTTATTTGATGGTACCTAAATATGGGACCCTAAATTAATTATATTAATCATTAGGATAATTGTATCCATAGAGCTTAATAACAACCTTCTCCCTTTTTCGTCTGATTGTAGCTTGAATTATGGTGATAGGGGCATACATATTTGATAAGTCAAAGATATAACTTTGAGTAATCAAAATTAAGTACGAGGGTTTTCGTAGAGTTATGAATAGTAGACAAATATCTACCTAACAGATGACATGCTGAACTGTGCACGACTGAATCAGGCCAGAATCGCGCACATGAATATTGGCATGAGAACTGCATTGTTATTGTTCGTGAGGTAAACCATGTATCGCAGAATCGCATATCGAGATGGAAAGATTATTTCCATTATTGACTGTTCCGACCTTCGTAAACTTCGGAGATACGCCCGCGTATTAGGTAAAGCATACAATCTGTTTCACCGCCCAGCAAGGCGCGTTAACTAAAACCGCACAACCAATAAATTGGACTCAATATTCAATTTATTGGTTTGTCTAACATGTCAATTAAATGACATATGATTATTCATTTAATTGAATTAGTTATTCAATTTTCAAGATTGTTATTAGAATTACAGATTAGTAGACTAAAGTCAGGGGAATTACGTACTATTTGAATTAGCCTCAAGCGAACCGACAGTATTATCAAGATTTATTTATGGCACAACAATTGCATTGTTAGTTAGTGCGAATTGAATCGTTGACAAGTTAGACGGAACGCGGCCGATAGGTCTTTGATAACTGAATAATTGATTAGTGGCAGATTAGGCCGGTCATGAATAGGAAACTAACCATGACCTACAGAACAGCCGAACATATCAAAGAAGAATTAGAATCGTTATGCGACTACATGAACAGACAGCCGTTTGCAGTCGCTATCGATACTTGTGCGGACAGAGAAGGAAAAGAAATAATCCGCATTCAGGTAGTAAGAAAAGACGGAACTACGCGCCGAATAGATATCCCATTGGGATATTACAACTAGCAACATTTCAGACCGGCCTAACGTGCTACTAACCAATTAATGAGGTAACTAACCCATGCAGAAGTTAACACCACGAGAACTAAATACGGTTATTCGCCTATTGAAAGACGAACGGCGAATACTAACTGATAGAGTTTACAAGGCAGATAGTGAATATGATAAGGTTGACCTTGCCGAAGTAAACGAAATACTACGTAAACTAGAGGATAACTAACCATGACTCAATGCCCAATTTGTCTAGCCCATCACAATCACTTTTCATGCCCTTATTGTGGAGCCGTGAAAGTGAATCGACAAACATTTGATATTGCTAATGGTATGATTCTAGTAGCGCGAGCGATTCCAGCGCCGCGCGAATTACGGTTAGCAGTAAGTAAGCAAGTAGTCAGAAGGATGTATGCAAGGTTGATTGCTAAGATGTAGCTTAATACCTTCTAATATGCCCTAGAGTTACTTGTAAGCGATTCTAGGGCATTCTAGTTAGTATCTAGCTAATGGCAGAAGGTAACTAAATGAGACTAGGCCGAATCGCGCAATTCAAAACGCGCCGTCAGGAGTTTATAGAAGCGGCTATAGACTTCGGAATAGAACCTGAACTAGCCGAACAGCTAGCAAATGAAAAGGCTAAGGTAAGCGAAGGACCAGCTAAGATACTGAAGTTTACAAAGGAGGTAAAGAGCAAATGACAAGACTACACTTCGCGTTAACGATTCATGTTTATTGGAAGGCTTATCGCGGTCTGTCTGTATTTATTGAAGTAGGTAAGCGAACTTACTTTATAACTAATTACAGATGGCGCGTTAGGTTTGCTGACGTGACTAACGAAAAGAATGGAGTAAACAAGTGAATATCACAATCAATGGAGTTACGTATCGCATTAATAGGGAAAGTGATTTGCTGGCGTTTGTTTTCTATTACCACGCTGGCAATTATCGAATGCTTGAACTCTGCCGAGTTAACTAAAAACAACAATAGCCGATTAGGTTAACTTACATTCCTAATCGGCTATTGTTTTGTCTAATCAAATACAAAAGCCTAGCAGGTATTAGGAGCTACCTAACCCTTACTAGGCTTTGTATGCTAGCTAGCTATTAATTAGGATGTTCGGCTACACTAGCGATAGCTTACTAATCCGCGCATTTTTATTTTTGTCCTAACGCGATAACGTGCAAAACTCATTAGGACCGTTAGATGCTTGCTTAAGGCATCTAATAATTACAGGATAGCATATCAACCTACGTTTGTCAATAGCTATCCTGTATAAGTTTACGATTAATTACTGCGTAAGCTTACTCGAAGCCAACTGTTCTGCCTGCTCCTGAGTCATACCAAAGGCCACAGCAGCCTTAATAAACTCGGAACGCTTGAACTCAGGCGAGTTACGAACTTCCTCAGTAAACTCACTAATCTTACTTGCACGAGCGCTCGACAACGCATTACGCTCACGAATTGAGTTTACATAAGCAAGAATGTCAACCTTACTCGGAGTTTCGCCGGCCGCTTCCATTTCCTCTACAGTAGCGAACTCAGACCAGTTATACTCCACGTTTACATCAGGCTTTCCCAATGATGCAAGCGTAACTCCCGCAACAGTCGAAATAGTCGTCTTACCAGACTTAGGGATAGAACCATCTGCCATTTGATTTACCTCTTTATTTGTCAATGAACTACTAACAACGAACAATTACATGTTGACATGAATCTCGGAACTTGTCAACATGTAAAAATTACATCCTAGATAAAAAGTATATCAGGGCCGTAGGGTTTATGTCCTACGATTTGCACTAGGATGCCGGACGTTTTGTAAATTGGACCTTCCTAGAATCCAATCTTTTGTCGTCCCTATATAACCCTGAGTCAGACTGAAAGGTAGCTAACTCCAATCAACCTAACAAACCCATCATAACACATCTCGAATCGCTTGTCAATGTGTCTAGGTTGACACAGTATTGAGAAAACTTTAGACATTACCAAAACGTTACTAGGCATTTCTCGACGATGCCACCGAACTACCATTGAACTCCTCGACGTTTTGGCCCGTTTCAGTTCACCGTAAGTAACTGACCTGACTAGACTTACGACCACCGAACGACCGAATCGGGCTATTATCCATTCTATCATGCCCTCTATCGCCTGTCAAGTGTGTCAATCCGACCACACTACATACCAGATGAGAGGTAGTGTTCTTTTTTTTTTATATATTTTTACTTACTCTAAACTAACACGGATTAGTAGTGTGTCAATCGAGCCGCACTTGACAGGCTGGATAGGG